CCTTGCACCTACTCCAGATCCGACAATTTGTATCGGGCCATATTTTCTACCACCAGAAAACTTACCATTTTCTTTTATGGTTTCTTTTTCCGGAACAGTAACATCAAATATAGCATTACCTGCAAACACACCGGATCCAGTTTTTCCCTTTCTTTTAAATATAACTTTACCACCATCAGACGGAATAATAACCTCTCTTGCAGCAAGTCCAGCAAAATTAGGATTATCATCAACATCCATAACAAAATTTATTTCACCAGATCCAGTTCCATCAACTTGCAGATAGAAATTTGATCCCTCTTTAATAAACTTTGCTTTTATATTGGAAGGTGTAGTTGTAGATGTAGATGTATCTGTAGCAGTAGGTTTTTCAATGGCGGGAGCATTTAAAAGATCGACTTTAAGAATATGATTTCCTTCAGAAATTGTTTTCTGCAAAGGAGATGGATTATCCTTAAATCCTTTTAGGTTACCAACCAAACTACCATCAACAAAAACCTGTGCAGTATCATCACATACCCCTCTAAAAATATATTCTCCACTAACAGGAAAATTCAACTCCCATTCCATAGAGAATATTTTTCCTGCTTCACTGCTTCCAATTAAATCAGACGGTTTAATCGGAGAAACTGCATAAGTATTCATAAACTCTCCCCATTGGGAGAAAGTTACTGGTACAGTATCTTGTGTGGCATAAGATTTTTCAATAGTATAAACTCTATCTGGTTGTGTTTCTCTTGTTGTCCAAAAAGGATTTTTAAGTGCTCTCTGAAATATTTCTATTTCTCTTTGAATTGGATCAGCACCAACTCTTGTATATACTTGAGGTTCCCAAGGTCCCAATTCTTCTCCGTTAGGACCAAACCTTTTACCGTATCCAACATCAGTATCTTTACACAGTTGATACTCTTCAAAATCTTCCTCACCCTCAAAAACTTCTATTTCATCAGCAGTTTCCCCAAGAACAGCAGTTAAAACGGCACCGTTACCAATCTGACAATAATCCTTTGCTGCAACAATTGGTGGATATTGATATCCATATCCACCAGTAATAAGATCGACAGCAAGCAAAGATCCATCTCTACCAATTATAGGATTTCCAGCAGCGCCAATTCCACCACCACCAAAAAATTGAATTATTGGTGGACCACACTCTCGATATTCTTGAATGCCTGCACACTCTCCTTCGGATGCAATTAAGTCATTTGGCGTAAGAAGATTGACCTCATTAATACTCAAATAACGAATATTATTATCTCCATCCCTAAAAACAAAAGTTGTTCCAGGATTGTTCTTTGCATATTCATTTGCTTCACAAACAGATACACCATTAACAAAACCAAGAGTTGGATCAATGTATCCAACCTTAATATCATCTTTAGTAGGTGCAGCAAACAAATTAAAAGACATATCTCCCTATTTCATTATTTCATTATTGATATTTATCCTATTTGGCATCAAAATTGTATTCCACCAATTGAACTACCAGGTGTTCCCAGTCGCGGTTGACCTGTTCTAGGATTGATATTAAGATCAGGTTCATTTTGACTTGGTTGAGCAAATGGTGTTTCAGTAACTTGAGGTGCTACTGGAGTTCCTTGAGATGCTCTATCAACTTCTGCTGGTCTTGGTTGCTGTGGTTCTTCAGCAGCACCAGAACCATTTTGGAGGGTGTAGTAATCAGATGCTGCACAATTTGGTTTTAAGTCACATCCAAAAATATTAATCTTGATATTTTCAAAGTTTAATGCAGCGGTTAAACTTCCACTAATTCCACCAATCAAATCTTTTATACTCCCAATAATATCACTTACATTTCCCAATTCTTTTTGAATGTCACTTAAAAATTTATTTACATTATCAAGAATACTATCAATTCCAGTTGTCATTTCGCTCATATTTAATGCAATTACATCTCCCGTTAACTGCTCGACAGAACAAATTGGGGTAACTGGAGTTTGTAAAATCATAGTTCCATCCGGTCTTCTTTTCTCTGGAGGTAATTGTCTTTTGAGTGCTTTGTCTAAGAGACCTTGAATTAAAGCGCAAAGATTATTCGTGATTTTATTATACAAACAAGTAATTAATTCAGTAATAGTTTCTTTAATATCAAAATATCTATTTCTCAGATTTGGTGGTAAGAGTTCCACTGTAGGAGAGAGACCTTTGTTTACTTGCTTTAAAACATACTCCATAATCTTGTTGAATATCACTTTCATATATTTCGCAATAATACAAGCAAAATTAGCAATAAGAGATTGAATTTCTCCAATCTTATTTGAAACCGCATCCACATAACTTTGAGCAGCATTTAGAACTTTATCAATATCCTTAGTCAAATTTTCAAGTTCAATCTGAATTGCTTTGAGTGCAGATTTAACACTCTCACAAGGAGAGAGTAAAACAGTCTTCCTTTGGTAATAATCGTTTCTTACAACATCTGCCTTTGATTGTTCATGTACAGCATCTACATTTTCTTTTGTTGCTCCAGGTTGTGATGGAGATGTTGGAGAGTTTGCTGCCTCACATCGTGCTTTGATGCCGGCAGAAACTGCCTTTTTGACAAATTCATCAAAGGCAGCACCCGTTAAATTTCGTGCGGTTGCTTCAGCAGATGCACTCCTAAGATCCCTAAGTTGAAAAGAATTTGCTTTTCCATAAGGAAGTCCATACTTGTCTAATTGAGTTCCTGGAGGTATCGGCGCACATTCTTCAGATTGTTCTTTAGATTTTGGCTTATTAATTACAAGTCCTTCATCAGGAACTTTAATATTTGGATCTTTATTTCCATCTGCGGGAGTTGCGTGGCCACTTACAGCGAGACTTCCTGGTTGAGTATTTGTTACTCTACTATCTCCCGTTTTTGTTGCAAGAGGAGTTTGTGCATTATTGCCAAGAACACCCATAATAACGGGCACTTGTTGCTCTTGACCATCAAGAAAAAATCCAAAAACAATCATGCCTTGACGAAGGTTAGCAGTTGCTCCTGCATTTGCTTGTCCGCCGCCTCCAGTCACAGGATACATTATCTGTGCCCAAGGAAGTTGCTCCGATGGAATTTCAGTCTCTCCTTGATCGTGAAGACCTATAATTCTAACTTTATATCTTCTACCCCATCCAGGAATTTGATCTTTACTCTCAAATTTTCCCGGCAATATATTATCTCGCCAAGTTGAATCACTAGCGATTTGTCCTATCCACCAATTAAAATGTGCTCCAAGAAAACCTGGATTAAATAGAGATCCACCTTCCATTACTTATCAATCATCATAAACTCTACATTCAAGTGCATCTGGATGTCCATCACAATAAAGTTCTAGTGGTGTTGGATCATGATCATCATCTGGGTGATTTACTTGGTATTGTTCTAAATTTCCTAGCTCATCTGCTAAATGACGACGACGCTGACCGCTGGTGTTGGGGTTATCCAATTCATCACGATCATCATTAATATGTTGTTGAAGAGTTCTGTCCGTCATAATGGTATCTTGCCGGAGGTGTGATTTCCAATTCTACCAAAAGAATCTCTAACTAAATTCAATTTGGTGTAAGTTTCCTTTGGAGAAATATAGTGGCATAAATCTGCTATAATATATAGACCACCATATTCCTTATTAATTTCCTCATCCGCAACAGAGAGTTGTTTGGCATCACAGTAAACAACATCTCCAGCGTGTAAAGAAAAATCTCCAGGTATAGTAATTGTACTTTTCATAGAAAACAATTGATTATATCTCATGATAGATTGATTCAAGATATTCTTGTACTCAAAATTTTCTTCCTTGGATTTTGTTATTTGCTGTTCTGTATTACCCGAAGGAAGAGTTCCTTTATCAAGAAGATAATAAGTAGTTCTTGAGAAATCTTTATTGGCACCAGTTCTATTAAATTCTGGATTTAATACCGGAAGATCTTTTCCCGATTTTTTAATACCACCTTTCTTTTCTATTTCTTTTGCGTTTGGAACAACCACTTCATAATAGAAAGTGAACGGGTCAAATAATACTGTTCGTGTTGAATATGCTCCCATCTTAAGTTTTTCTTGAACATCAACCCGATTGTCCTTTGAATATTCAAGAGCTTTGACATCATAACCAGATGGTATGTTATCACCTCTAGAATCTGGAGTCTGGTTAAAAACTATAGATTTTTTCTTCTCCTGACTTGATAAAGAATCAATTGACTTAAACTTAAATCCTTCAGAAGTCTCAAAGAAAAAATAACCAGCAGTATTACCTTTTGCTTTTTCAAAATTAGGAACTGATTTTTTTGATAACCAATTCATTGCATAATATGGTTTTCTATTATTACCTACAAAATTATAGTTATTTGAGGTTTCTTCAATATCTATTTTTTTCTTTGTCGCAAGATAATTCGATGCCGTTAGAATTTTTTTAATATGATCAGATATTTTTCCATCAAATCTTTCATTAAGTCTAATCTTTTCATTTAAAATAAACTCTTTGGACACGAGTTCCAATTGAACCATCGACTTAGTTGTATCATCACTCAAAGGAGTAACTTTATTTACATACATTGTCAAATTCAATTCGGTTTCATTATTATCTTTAAATTTTACTGCGACTTTCTCTTGCCCAACTATTGGTAATCCCTCAAGAGCAGTTTTATTATCAATGGCGTTTCCCGAATCGGCAAATGTGTAAGTTATTCTTACTGTGTCTTGAAGAATACTTTCATAATACATTAAACGAACAGCACCATTTACAACACTCACAGTTTTTCCTTGACTTTTATTTGATACTATATCAAATTTTTCTATGTAAGATGGTTGTGCGCTTTTGGTTGTTATTAAATTTGCCATTTCTTATTACCTCTTATTTCTATTTACCCACCTTGATATAATGTCGAGAATGGATCAGATTCCTCCCTACTGCTACCAATATATGTAACTCCACCGTAAGTTTCATTAGTTTCATAACTACTTCCATTAATTTGGGATGGCATTGTAACAACAATTGTTTCTTGTGCCTCTGTTTCATAAGAAGCATATCCAGAAATTAATTTAAGTTTTTCAATAATTGATGGTGCTTTTGCAACCAATTGTGACTTATTTTCAATATCAATTATTTCTTTAGTTAGATCATAACCAAAAAGATTTACAGAATCTTTATCAATGACTTTAAACATTTCACCTTTATGGAGACTTAAGATAAATCCATCTCTGGGTGATATTCCAAAAGATTTTCCACCAAAATAATAAGAATCCGGTGCCTTATTTGATAAAACTGTTCCTTCCTGTTTTGCTAGTTTACCATCAAGAGTATATCTACCATGACCAACAAAAGCATTTACACCAACGATATCTGCTTTCATTCCATATCCACCAGGTTCAAATCTATGATTTTTTATTTGTAATGGAAATGGAACTTTATTTCCTTGACCATAAGCACCACCGACTTGGATATCAATTTCTGTTTTTCTATGAGCAGATTGTCCTCTAGCAATAATTTTTCTAATCTGTTCATCTGTGGCATTTGAAGGAACAAATTCTTCAGATCTTCCAATAAAAACAGATTTTTTACCAAGAAAATGTTTAATTACATTGAAAGCGGCAGCAGCAGGTCCAGAAGGATCTCCTGGTTTTGTTGTTCCAACATGAAAATGTACTCCATCAGATGCTCCAGAATTACCTTGAATAAAGTTACTTGCGCCAAATTTTACATTTCCAACAATTCCCGCATTAACTTGTGCTGCACTCAATTTACCTGCTTTAAACATACCAATAGTTGCGCCACGAGGTTCAAATCCAAATGCGTGTCCAAGTCTTCTAACTTCGGTTTCATCTGCAAGATGATTTTCTGCATTTTCAAATGCGTATGATCTAAAGCTATCTCTAGGTCCCACAAATTGCCTAGCAGATTGTTGTTTTGATTTATCTAAAATCGCAGCTGCAACTGTTTCTAATTGTGCTTGAGTTTTACCTTGAGATTTTGCAAATTTTATTGCATCTTCTTTTGTTTTGATTGCTGCCCACGCTGATGGAGATGCATAATCACTAACTGGTTGAAATTGTCCTGGATCAAGAATAGATTTTCTAATACTGTTATTAACTTTCCAAGGATCTCCTGGCATCGCAACTCTATTATAAATTGCCTGAGCAACATCAGCAGCACCTTGGGGATCTGAATTTTCAAACATTGCTGCAGTAGCAAGTAACCAAAAATCTGGACTATCACTAGAGACTTGAACTCCACCTCCAGCTCCCATATCTCCTGGACTAGGTGCGGTTTCTTCCCCACCAACTTTTTTAAGTTTTAAATTTTCTTGAATTTCTCTTAAAGTTTTTTGTGCATTAGTTTCTGTTGCTTCTTTGAAAGACTTTGCAACCCAATCACTAATATCACCACCTTGGGAAATTGCATCAAGTGCTTTAGGATCAACTAATCCACCTTCAACAAATGCAGCAGCAAGACCACCTTTTAATTTTCCATCATCTATTCCTTTCGCAACCAACATATTAATACCAAGTCCAACATTCGTATAATCCTGTTGGGTTGGTTTTTGTCCCAAAAGAATCTTGGAAGTAATTGCAAGTATTGGTCCAAAGTAATCACTCTCCCCAAGATTTTGTCCAGCCTTTTGAATTACTTTGAAAGGATTCATAACATCACTTGCCTTTTGTGCCATCTTGAATGGATTTGGAAATAATCCAAATAACTTTTGCTCACCACCAACATCAGCACCAGGAGAAGTTGCCTTCACATCACCTGGTTTTTTTGGTGTAATTTTTACTCTTCTTTTATATTTGCCCTTTGTCGAACGAGAAACTGTTCTTTTTACTTTACCGGCAGACTTTCCTCCTCTTGTTATTCCACCTTCAGCTAGACCAGTAACGATTGAAGGTCCCGACATATATGGACTTCTTTTTTTAATTTGGTTATCAGTTACTCCAGGTTTTCCACTAAATGCTCTCCCAACACTCTTATCAAACTCTTTCCCACCCATAAATTCACGAGCAACATCAAGTGCTAAAAATACCCAACCAGCAATAGGAATTGCAGAACCAAAGGAGAGTAATCCACCAACATAATCACCCTCACGGATTCTCATTATACCTTCAACAATTGCAAGACCAGCACCTAAAAATGGAATTGCCTTAAGTGCTTTCGAACCTACTTTCGCAGTTAATTTTGCCGCACCCTTTCCACCAACACGAGCAGCAGCTCTTGTTGCCACCCTACCAGCACCCCGTCTACCAACAGTTCCTGCTACCTTTTCTGCACCTCTCTTAGTACCTCTATCTCTTAAACGACTCATTCCAAAATCAGCACCTGCCATCCCAACAATGATGGCAAGATTCATAAATTTTTCAAATTCATTTGTGAGTTTATCAAAGTTCTTTAATGCATCATCACCAAATGTTTTACCTATTAAGTTGCGACTAAAATCAACTGCTTTATATCCCCAATCAATAAACGTTACCAATCCATTTAAAAGTTTTCCACCAAGTCCAAGAACCAAATCAGTTGCTTTCCCCAAAAACTTTACGATAGGAATTATTTTTGGCAAATGTTCAACCAATCTAACTGCAAAATATCCAAGAATAACATTACCAATAAAATTTTTTATCCAATCCAAAAATCCCATTCTAGGAAGACTTGGCATTTTTATTTTACCAGTTTCTGCCTTTGGTTTTGTTTCTAACTTTTCTTCTATCTTTTCTCTTCTCTTGGAACTATCTTGCTTTTTAGACTCATTCAGTTTTTTCTTTTCTGCGGCAAGAGTTCCTTTTAAGATACTATCAATCTCAATTACTTTTACTTTAATAATTCCAATATTCTTTACCGCATTTTCACTCAAAATTACAGAAGAGGAAGCTTTAATAACAGTCTTATTAACCTTCGCTAATGCTCCTCCCTTTGAGGAAGGTAAAAATTTTTGAGTGTTGATTGCCATTTATCTTACCTCATCATCCCCAGCGTTTCTATTTTTGACCTCATCCCCTTTGTAGAAGCACTAAAACTTGGTGGTCTTGAAGTGGATGGTTTGCTACCACTTCCTCTTCTACCATTCATTCCACCTCCAGCAACTACAACTTTTGGTTTTGGTTTTACTGGAGGATTTACTGGTTTTCTTCTATTCAATTCTGCTTGCCTTTTTGCAATAGTTGCTTGAGTTGCCCCTCTTGCTTTTAATGACGCAATAGATCCTCTTGCTGCTTCGTCATATTTCTTTCTCGCATTTTCAGCATCAATATCTTTATATGCTCCAGGATTTATCATTCTTCCGAGTGCTTCAAGTGGATTGCTTGTTCCCGTTCCTGCTTGAGGACCTCTCACATAAACTAACTTACCACCTCTCATTGCCTTATATCCAACAAAAGGTCTTCCCCTATCGTCACTCATAATTTGCGTTTTGGGTGCATCTTTAAAGGACTGATCTTTTAATCCATAACCGCCCATAATTTTTCCACCTTTCAATCCAGCAAGTCTTCTTTTATTTGCTTCTTGTTGTAAGAATTGTAGTCTTTCAGTTTCTACCCCCCCATCCATAAATTGTCCCATAGGACCAGATTGCAATTTCTGTACTCTTTTTGTCTGTTCTTCAATTTGTTTTTTTAATTCAGCATTAGAAAGATTTCCAAAACCAATTCCCATTTTGTCATATAAATCTCCCACAGCAGCCTGAACTTGAGGTTTAAATATTTCAGCCAAACCCAATAGAACACTACCGACAATACCACCTCTTCCACCACGACCACCAGGTACATTCATATTAGTTCTTATTTGCTGTATCTCTGGAACTGAAAGACCAGCAGTTACTCCACTTCTAACAAGTCCTCCACCAGTATAAGGAACAATAGCACGACTTGCTGGTATTGGTTGTCTTACGTTTTGTGCTGCTTTGGAAAAATAATCTGCAGGAAGATTACTAAATTGACCTCTTAAATTTGATTTTGGTTTGTTTAATCTTGGCAGATTTTCGGCATATCTTGGAGCAGTTTTTGCATCCATATCAAACTTCTTCGCCAAGTCATCAAGTCCTGCAGCTGCTCTAGAACTTTGAGTAAATGATTGTGGATTATTAACTGCTTTTACTTTATCTGCTACAGATTGGCGAATAGCATCAAGAGCATCATCAGCACCGTGATGTCCCTGAAATATTCTTTCGTAAATATTTTCTCCACCGACCATTTTTGCAAAATCAGGTACTCCATTTAATTTTTTAAACGCTTTAAATAAATCCTCCTCTGTTCCAAATTGCCTAAAAACACGCGCAGCACGTCTAAGAGTATCAACATCAGGATTTGCTCCATAACTAGAAGCAAGAGGTATATCACCAATCATACCGCCACCTTGAGCATAAACACTTTCATTCTTAAAGGTGGGTTTATTAGTTCCGCCACCAGCAGCATTCATTGCCTCAAAAGTTTCAACTCCATATTTACGAACAGCACCTGCAGAAATAACAAATTCACCATCACTCAACCAAGCAGGAATTTTATCTACTCCTTTTTCTCCAGTTACAAGTCCACTAAAGTAATTTCTAAAACCACCAAGCATACCAGAAAGATTAAATCCACCACCAGAAAATCTTGGAACACTTATAGACCCACCACCAGCACGTTGTTCAACTTTCTGCTCCTCACCACTAAATGCTCTCTGCGCTAATTGAGTTGCTGCATATCCTCCTACAGCAACTGCAGCAGCAGTCCTTGGATTACTTTTAGCAAATCTTAAAAGAGCAGGTATTGCTTTTGCAAGTTTTGCAATTCCAGATAAAGCAATTTTTGTTAAGACTCTAACACTCTTTCCAAACTTTGTTCCAAATAAAATAAATCCACCAAGAAGTGCTGGTCCCCAATCACCCAAGAACCTAATAATAGATTTTACTTTATCAGCATTCTCTGGATTACCTAACCACTCAACGAGTTTATATACTATTCTTCCAAGTATGACAGTCGTGAAAAATTGAAGTATTCTATCGAGTAAAGATTTAACAGGTGCTATTATTTTCTCTGCTGTTTTCTTTAATCCTTCAAATCTTTTTTCAAGTTTACTTTCAGCAAGACCTCTCTTTTCTTGCTCCGCTTTTCTTTTACTATAAGCAGATGCATCATCATCTATTTTCTTTTGTGTAGTAAGTGTATCTGCAACTGAAGACATATGCTTAACAATTGCAGAAATATTTTCCTCTATTCCTCCACCAACTTTTTGGGTAACTCCAGCATACTTTTGAAGTGTCCCGGATGGAGATCTTACAAGAGCGTTTCCACGAGGTCCATTTATCCCACCACCAACTGTTGGTAATAGACCTTTTTTCGAAGAGACAATTGACGATTTTGCTGCTTTTGTACTTACAATTTTATCAACAAACTTTTCAAAACTTATCTTATTTTTTCTTTTAGAAAATCCTTCTTTTAATTCTTCTTTAGATAATTTTTGCCCACCAACAGTATTCTCCGTGAGGAGTTCATTTAGGTAATATTCATACCTATTCTTACCAAAAAAACTAGAAGCACTTATTGCTTTAGAAGTGGGCATTGTTGATTTGCTGTTTTTGTTTTAACTCTTCTTCCTCAAGATGTTGTTGTAATAATGCAACATAGATATCCCTCTCCCAAGGAATCATATTTTCAATCTCCCATAGTGAATATTTATGGTACTGCATTAGAGAAAAATTAAGTTTGAAGTAATTTTCCAGATCCATATGGATCATACTTATACGAAAAAACTTGCTAACCCTTCTAAAACAACTTCACTTTCAATTTCAGTTACTGGATTTTTCACTTTAATTTTGTGAGAAAGTTTTGGCATCGTTTCAAAAAACTTTTCAATATCTTTAAATTGAGAAGAATTCATTGATTCCAAAAAGTCAGACATCTCTTTTTTAGTTACGTCTGCAGAGGTCCAAACTTCTTCTTCAGTAAAAATTTTATCAATACAAGATGCAATCAATTCAAAAGATTTGTCCATTGCATTCTTGTCACCAAAATCAAAATTATTCTTAATAAATTGGTCTAATGATGGATACTTCATTTCCATCATAATAGAATTATCAAGTTTAATTCTGTTCGTATGCTTTTTATCTTTTTGAACTTGAATGTCATCCAGATTAATTTTTACAGGAACTTGCGTCTCACCATCATCGGGACAAATAATATTGACTTCAAGTTCTTCACCAACAGACTTACCGCGAATATTTAAAAACAAATATTCAATATCAAAAGTAGGAAGAGACTCTACTTTAATATTTTTCGTAAGAATACAGTTCGTGATAACCGTTTTAATTGCTGTTGTAATTTGCTTTGTATCTTCGCTCTCTAAAGCAATTACAAGCAACTTTTCTTCTTTGACCAAAAATGGTCTATATTGAATTGTGTCTCCAGTTGAAGGCAATTCAAGTTCATAAGTTGGTGTAGAAATCTTAGGTAAAGGCATAATATCCTATAGAACTTCAGGTGTGATTATTTAGCGTAGATGGACAGAAGAAAAAGTGCCATGCACAATAATCTAAGAGGGTCATTGAGACCCCCCCCTTTTTATGCCAAAATATTTGCCCCCACAGTTCCAGGTGCTCCTCTACCAAGTTGATCTCTAACTCCAAGTAGATCTAATGCTGAATTTCCACCATTCAAGACATCATTTCCAACATACGTTTTGTTAGTAAGAGTTTTATATGACTCAGTATTAAAATTTGATTGTTCTAGTGGATTATTCAAAGATGACTGTGGTTTCTCTTCATTCTTGCTAGGAGCAGAACCATTAAGATCTTCGATGTAATATCTTGAATAAGTAAAGGAAACTGTGCATTTTAACAAAGAAGAAGAGTCATAAGATATTGGCATAGAGTTTATGCTAATTGGATATGCTTTTAAAAAAGTATATGTTAGTCTAGATTGATAATCTCTTTCAAACTTTACAATAGAAAATTTTGTTTGATATTCTTCTGGATACCTAACACTATAAAAAAAGTTTGGATATGCCAATCCAACAGGACCTTCATCTCCACCACCACTAATACTTTCACTCATAATATACTTAATCCAAGTTTCAAAAAATTTAATTACTGTATATTTTGTGTCAACATAGAAAGTCAGATCAATTCTATCATCATAAAGTCTACGGTATGCATGTCTTTCAGTTACACCTGTATAATCATTATTAATTTCAAGTGTCGCTAAACTTGATCCTGGCAAAGTTGCTTCACTGCAAGCAAGTTGCAAATTACTCTGTTCGGAAGAGAAATCTACACCATTTTTTGCCATTGTTTTATTTAAATCACCGGCATTACCACCAGGAATTGAAAGGTATAACTCATAATGAGAAGTTAATGCCGGGTTAAGCAAAGAACTTTTTATTTGAGATAAGCTTTTTGCTGTTGGACTTGGAACTGGTGGTTTTGGAATTGGTGGCTTTGGGACTGCCATTTATAAATACTTTTTGACCGTATATATTATGTAGTAAGGATAATGGCAGAAAGTATCAAGAGTAAATACAAACCATCATATCCTCAAAAGTACATCGGTGACCCTAACAATATTATATGCAGAAGTAGTTGGGAACGTAAATTTTGCCACTGGTGTGACTTGAATGAAAATATTATTGCTTGGGGAAGTGAAGAGATTCGAATCAAATATTATGATCCTGTAAAACAAAAAGTAAGAAATTATTTTCCAGATTTTATTATTAAGGTTAGAGAACAATCCGGTGATATTAAAAAATATATTATTGAAATAAAACCAAAAAAAGAAACAGTTGCACCAAAACCAAGGTCAAGAACAACTAAATCTTATCTTCACGAAGTCTATACCTATGCAACCAATCAAGCAAAGTGGAAAGCTGCACAGGAATTCTGCGAGGATAATATGATTGGGTTTAAGATTATCACCGAACAAGAATTAGGTATCAAGTAATGGCAGAAGGTTTCGGTCAGTATTCTAGCATTCCCCCAAGAATGAGGGAGTTGAAAAAGAGAATTGATGCTGCCAATACATATGATCCAGAAGACTTAATGTTAATTATTATGGATGTATTGAAACAGGAAGTATTATATCCAGAACCAGGAAAGTTTTATACCTTTGTTTATTCTCCAAAGACACCGGACATTGAATATGATCAGCACCCATTGATTGCTTGCACATCATTAGAACGATGGGGATTTAAAGGTATCAATTTTCATTGGAGAGAAGGAAGGCAATATACTTGGGAAGAAGTTTTAGGCAAACTTCACGTTGTAAAGTATGAAGAACTTGATGAAATGCTTTCTATACCTTATGCAAAATTCCGTCTAAATAAATAAAAACCTCTCTCATAAATGTCTCATACTCTACAAAAAATTGAGATGATTACTCCTATTGTAAATTGGAGGGAGTTTTGATGCCTCAACTTACTGGGAATACAAACGAAGCATTTTCTGGTCCAAGTGAAATAACAATAGAAGGCCTTAAATATGATGTTAGAACAAGAGTAGTATATGAAAATAGTGGTAGAACTGGAACAATAGACACAGAAAAACCAATACAGTATGAATTTCAATATAAAGAAAAACCAAGCATAGGAAGAATAGAAAACATTTTGCCCGGAGAAGGTTGGATACCTTTAGCAACAAGATCAAATGATAAATCGAAAAACAATGGTTGGGTGTTTACTCAAGCAGCAGGACCCGGATTTAAAAAAGCACTAATTGAAAAAGGTCCCAATACTCTCACAACATCTATGGATAGTGCAGCACAAAATGCATTAGCAAAAGATGCAAATGTTCCTGTTGCCAGAGCTCAACAAGCACTAGGAGCTGCGCCAAATAAAGCACTACCAACAGTCGCTGCAAATCAAAATCCTAATGCGGCAGCTGGTGGACCAAATCAAGCACAAGCAGAAACGCAAGAAGGTTCCAATGAAGGGGACCCAGAATTAGCTAAAAAAAGATTTAAAGATTTAAATGATCAATTAAAGAATGAAAAAGGAGGATCAAGATTTAATTTTCCCGGAGGAAACGGATCTAAACCTTTAAGGTATCCAGAAAACTTACAAATAGAACATCAAGATGTAATTAAATTTACTATGCTAGAATATGTACCAAAAAAATTTACCAGTACAGATAATGAAGGAATAGGTGGTTTTGAAAAGAAAAGAAAATCAACAGATACAAGAATAAATGGAACCGTTTTTCTACCCATACCTGGAGGAATTTCTGATACTAATGCCGTGAATTGGGGAAGTGATTCTATGGATCCAGCACAAGCAGCTATGGCAAACATCGCTTTACAAGGAATTATGGGTGGAGGTGAAGCAATGTCCGAAACTGCAATGAATACAATAACTGCACTTGGCAAAAATGCAAAAGATGCTCAAGTAGCGATTGCAGCTGGATTTGCCCAAAATGCAACAGGAACAACACAGTTGCTTTCAAGAACCACTGGTTCTGTATTAAATCCAAATATGGATTTAATATTTACGGGACCAACACTAAGACCATTTACATTTACCTTCAAATTATCCGCAAGAGGCACTGCAGATAGAGAACAAATTCGTCAGATTATAAGATTCTTTAAACAAGGAATGGCGGTTCAAAGAACACAATCGCAACTTTTCCTCAAAGCACCCCACACATTCAAAATACAATATCTACATAAAAACAAAGATCATAAATATATTAACAAAATTAAAGAATGTGCTTTACAGTCATTCACTGTAAATTACACTCCTGAAGGAAATTATATGACATTCGCTGATGGATTAATGACTTCTTATGAAATCACAATGCAATTCCAAGAACTAGAACCAATCTTTAATGATGATTATGGAAACATTGATGGAAAATCTATCGATACGGAAATAGGTTACTAAAATGACAAATCAATACTTTAGAAAATTACCATCTTTTGAATATGTCAGCAGACTTCCTGATGCTAAAATTAGTGACTACATTGAAGTAAAAAATTTCTTTAAAAAAGGAACTCTTCGTCCTGATATTTTTCAAAATACTACTTTCTTTGAAAGATATAAAATCATTGGAGATAATCGCCCAGATAATGTTGCTTATGAAATTTATGGGGATCCAACCTTAGATTGGGTAATTCTTCTTTCAAATAATATTGTCAATATACAAACAGAGTGGCCTTTGACACAAGTGTCTTTTGATACTTACTTAAGAGAAAAGTATGGAGTTGGTTTAAACACAGAAGAAGAAATTTATACAAAAATTTATGATGTTCATCATCATGAAACTATAGAAATTAAAAATAGTCAGGGAGTAACAATCGTTCCTGCAGGTCTTCAAGTTCCTTCAACTTATTCAATTAGTTATTACGATCCTTTTGTAGGGTCGCAAGTAAACACAGGAAACATTACAGTTCCTGTCACTAATTATGAATATGAAGAAAAAATTGAAAATGAAAAAAGAAATATTTACGTTCTCAAACCAAGATACTTAAATATCGTTCTTGATGATATGGAAGAAATGATGACATATAAAGAAGGTGCTACTCAATATGTGAGTAGCACCTTGAAGAGAGCTGATAATATCAGACTTTATTCTTAATCAATCCTCTGCCAATTTCTGGAAATATGACAGGGCATCATCCTCATCTTCATCAACAGAGCTGATTGTTGGAAGTGAAGGAGACTTAGAACGAGCATAAGACTGTTCCAGTTCTTCTACAACACGCTCTTGAACTGTAGGAGTTTGTGTAAACTCTTCAAGTTCATCCTCTTGTTCAACCACTGCACGGGAACGGGAAGGAGAGGAGTTCTTAAGACCAAGAACCATATTCATGCGACGCTCAAGTTCTTCATAGGACTTGAACTGGTCGGGAGCAGTGATTGCAGTCAAAGAATACTCTTTCTTCCAGAGGGCTTCCAGAGCATCGTCATCATCCAGTAGTGGTTCAACAGAACCAAATTCGGACTTATCGTAGTTCCAATACCCATCTTTCTTTACGATTTTGAGTTTGAAATTAGCACCCTGCCAGAAGTCAAAGGGATTAATAGGAGTTTCATCCTCAAACTCAGGTTGCATTGCTTCCATGATCTTATCAAAGATCTTCTTGCCATACTTAAACAAGAATACTTTACCTTCGTTCTGAGGATTTACGGGATCTTTTACAACGTAGATATTACTATAGTAGGATAGTTTACGCTTCTGTTTGCGAACAGTTTCTTTGTTTGTTTCAGAACCACTGTTCCAAAGTTCACGATTATATTCGCCCAGTGGATCTTTCTGACCAATAGTAGTCAGGGAGTTTTCAATGTACCAACCACCAGGACCTTGGAAAGCGTGAGAATACATTTTTGCCCAGGGAAGTTCTTCACCTTCAGGAGCAGGAAGGAAACGGATAACTGCGAAACCGTTACCAGTTTTATCCATTTCGGGTTTCCAGAGACGCTCATCAGCACCACCAGAAGTTGTACTCATCTTCTCTACTTCTTTAACCAATTTCGCTGTGAGCGAACCAAGAGAAGACTGCTTTTTGAGATCGTTAAAAGACATTAGATTACCTCGTATTTGTACGGATTTGGCTTTTGTGTACTTCGTTATTCTACAGGTCGGAACCTGTCTTGTCAATCTGCTGCTTCATCACATCAAGCATTTTTGACATATTGTTAAGAATGATATTCATATCGGTGCCAGGGGGCATACCCATCATAATAGCAGAACTGATTATGCGTTCCTTCATTTCTTTTGCTTCAGGATCATCAGACAAACTCATTCTCGTATAAAGAACTTTTTGTTTATCCAATAAAGTTTCTAGAACTTCAACATGTTCAAGTTTTTCTTCCTTACTCATTGTAGGAAACTTGAAGACATTTTGATAGATTTGTTCTTGAAGTTCTGCGATTTCCGTCATTTCTGCGCGGACTACTTCGGAACTAAAGAAACTCATTGACCCTCCAAAATAATTTCTTTCAAAATTTTACGAAAACGAAATACATCAATATTTAGAAACGGATTATATTTTTTAATCCGACGACTGACGGTTTGCCACACCGGGTCTTGAAGTTTCTTATCAAAGTTCTTTGAATATGCAAAGATCTTATCAAAAAGAACCATTGTTTCCAATGATACTTTACCACTTAAAAACTTTTTAAGTAAAACAGGATGTCCCTTTGAACACTTGAAAACATCCTCAAATTTATTGTCTTGAAATAAAGATTGACTTTCTTCCTTAAAAACATAAGAAAGTGACTGAACTTTCTTTTGCCAAGATTGATATCTTTCTTCGCCTTCTTTCATCATTTCACCAATCCAAAGTGTTTCTGGATCGGGGCAAGAAACAAAATTAGCAACAAAAAATTCTACAACTTCTTGATCTGTTTTCTGCCTTGAAATCTTTTCAAACCAGAAACGATCCTTACGTTTGTAGAAAGACTGAACTGTTGCTCTACTTTTACCACAGTACTTATGATAGTCATAACTATCTTTTGTAAAGTGATTTTTTAAAGCAAGGTATTCTCGATAAGCATCGAATGGCATCATTCAAAAAAGTAATATAAGGATTTTTTTGCCGGAACTTTTTTCACCCATAAATGGATTAAAAAATCAATTTTGCTTTGGAAGTTTTCTTAAGGAAATTTAGTTCCATCGCCTCATATTTGATTTTTTCTTTCAGCGGTTTTGAAATAAGTTTTGGAACGGATTCCAAATCAATATTATTGTGTTCACAGAAGTAGATAATCGCATCAATATAATTCATCTCAACATTAACTTGCACAAGATTCTCAATCTCTTGAGCAAAACGTGATGGACAAAAGAACTTATTTTCTAATGCTTTCTCTAATTCATTCTCCATCTGACCTAGTATTGTGATGTACAAATTCTTTGATATAACGAACTAATAATTTAATATAATCCCCTTTGTTTCTTTTGTCAAATACTTTAACCTCACCACCAGGAGTCACCATGAGTGTGATGAGTTTTTTAACAACTTGACCAGTGAGTTCATAATAGGCAGCTGCATAAAATGTTTCTTGGACAAAATAGTTTTCGATCCATTCTTCCGGTTTAATTTTGTCTGAAGTTTTGAAGTCAATAACTGCTAACTCTCCTTCATACTCGGCAATACAATCAACTCGTCCAGCCAATCCAAGATATTCTGAGTAAAGAGTTCTTTCAATTGCATGAATATTATTTATCTTATCAAGATAAGGTTTAGCATGATGAAACATGTGCTTTGTCAGGAGTTGATAATCATCCCAGTTTAATTCTTTGTTCTCAAGATAATCCTGACAAACCTGGTGAAAATCAGTTCCTCTTGCTGTTGCCCTTTTCGTAATACGATTTGCTTCTTCAAGACCAACACGCTCACGCCATTTCACAAAAATTTGACGGTTGTAAAATGAAGTAACCGAAGTAATTGAAGGCACCCACTGACCATCGGGAAGATTGTACAGACGGATGCCATTTGTTTCTTTCTTTTCTAGTTCAAGTTCACCTAAAAAATTACAATGATTAAACGTCATACACCAACTTCCATTTTTGCAAGAATATACTCTTTAACTAGACCAGAACGAACAATATCATCAACACCAAATTCAATGATATCAATTGAAGGCATGATCCGAAGAACCTTCATAAAATCAACAATCCCATTCTTTTCATTTGTTTTAATGAGGTCAGATTGAGTTGCATCACCACAGAACATAATTTTTGAATTCTCACCAACACGAGTAATGATACTATCAAGTTCGTGATAGTTCAGGTTTTGAAATTCATCCACAATAATGATTGCATTGTCCAGAGTAGTTCCACGAATAAAAGAAGTACTCCAAAAACTAATTGTTCCTTGGGTTTTGAGGTTTCCATAGAGCATTTCAAAAGATGCATCATCTGGCATTTGGAACATATACTTTACCATGTTCTTATATGGGATTTGGTAAAGTGAAGATTTATCCTCGTGGTCACCAGGTAAGAATCCAATTTCACGAGTAGCGACAAGAGACCTTACAATATAGATTTTTTCAAAAGGACTTCTCTCATCTAAAACATCTTGAAGTGCATTGTAGAGAGTAATAAAGGTTTTACCTGTACCCGCACAACCATAAGCAACGATGTTTTGGTTTTTTTCATATGATTGATATAAAAGTTTTTGATTATCTGTAAGAGGTTCAATATCTCTCATCAAATCAAGACCAATTGGTTTCTTGCGTTTCATTTGTTTCGCAGTCATTCCTACACCAATCGGTTGGTCATCTACTCTTTTTCTTCTTGCCATATAAAGTTATGTTAAATGGGTTTTACTTTTGAACCTGGAGCCTTTGATGCTGCACGAAGAACATCATTCCATCCTGGATGAGATTTTTTAAGTCTATCATAGACTTCTCCAACCTCTCCAGATGAAGGACATGTTGATGGATCAGACCAATCTCTATCCCATTCTGGATTATCTTTCTTCCACTGATCCCAATCATGAACACTCATAGAGACTTCTTTTTGTTCACCAGTGGTTTTATTATAAACCGGATATGTTGCCAATGTTACACCTCCATAGTATGTAAGGATATTTATTCAATAGTAATAGAAGGTGCATCTACACAGTCAGAACACAAATCACTACGAACCCAACCAAGTGCCTCAGATACTGCAGGAAACTGACAGGTAAAGATACAACGAACAAGTTCTGCAATTTCCATGTGTTCCTTTTGTGTGCCATGTGCAGAACGAAGATCAATATAATGAATCCATGACCTTACAGAACCGGTCATATAAAGGCGTGTAGGCGTCGCCAGGGGCAGTACAAACCTTGCACACTCCTTTGCCACTCCTTTCTCTAGGAGGCGGTTGTAGAGGCGTAGACCCTGCTCAAAATGAACGCGAATGTCTTCGGTCAAAGTCAGTTTCAGATAATCGGGAATATCATCAATACTGTTCTGACGGTTCTTAGTATCTTGCCTACGAAGTTCAGGAAGAGGAATAGTTTTGTTTAGAAGATTAGTGTCAGCATATCGTTGCGAAAATTCTTGATATGTAAATGATCTATGTCGGAGAATTTGAGCTGCTAGTCCACGAGTAGTGTTAATCTCAACTGTCATACTTGCTTGCTCAAAGATACTCCAGTGTTGATGTTGAATACAATACTTAAGTAGACCAGAAAACTTTTCATTGTCCTGATTAGAAGGATTACTTACGCGAGCACAATACGCCATATGCTTCTCTGCATCTGGTGTAACACTAATGAGTTTTACTTCTGGTTTCATGAACTCGAATTCTTCAGTTAGCATATTCGTCGTCATCGTCATAAAATACTTCGTCGTAATCGTTTAGATAATGTGCAATTTCTTCATATTGTGGTTCTGGTCTATAAGAATCCACATCAGAATTAATTTCTGACTTAAGGCATTCTACCAGGGACTCAAGGTTTTTAACTATTAACTTAATCTTTTCTCTGTCCATTTTTATCAACCTCGACAAAGGTATTATAGACAAAAAAAAGAGGGGAGTCAAGTCCCCTCTTAGATCACTTTGCTGCTACCAAAGTAGCAAGAGATGCTTTATGCCGCCTCTCTTCTTTTTGCTTCTGCTCTTTAATGAGTTGAAGTGCATTAAGTTTTTTCATTTGTGCCCCTCCTTTACAAACTTAACACCACGATAGGTTTCATTGTATTGTTGGGGTTGCTGCATCATCTGCTGTTGATACTCAAGACGCTTTTGGGTATCATATTCGATGCCACGATATACAACTTTAGACATTAGGGTTCTCCTTAGTTTTTAGGTTAAAGAGCGTTCCTTCAGTCGGCGTTTGCGTCGGTTTCCCGATGAACGTTCCGTTCCGCGTCGGCTTACTTCCGTCTGTTTCCAGATGAACGTAAGGTCATTATAGACCTGTTAGTATAGTTATGCAAAAACTTATGTAACTTTTGTTACCGTTCAATATAACTTAATGTGTGATTAGTAGCAAAGAGTTGATGGATAATCATATCACACCCAATCTTTGGGTTACAATCACCACAAGTATAAACATCTACTGCTGCCTTACCTTCTTCAGGCCAAGTATGAATACTAATATGACTCTCAGACAACAAGCAAAGAACAGTTACTCCTTGAGGTTCGAACTTTTTTGAAATAGTTTGAACCACAGTTGCACCGCTTGCTATTGCTGCACACTCTAATAAGTCTATAAGACAACGCTCGTCATCCAAAAGGACAAACGAGCATCCATACAAGTTAAGTAGATAATGCTTTCCCATTTTACAGTGGATTTTCCTCCGCTTCCTTTACCAATGAACTCACGATCTCTTCTGTGCCGTCCATTGTTTTAATAGCGAACAGAGATGACTTTTGATATTTTTTAATTTTTTTATATTGTTTTAGTACTATGTCTATATTATCCAAATCAATTGTAATTTTTGCATCTTTACCAACTCGGTTTTCGTTGGGAGATCCACCAAATCCTGCACTCATTTTCTTTTCTTTTTCTCAGGTTGTTTATATCCCCAAAGTTTGGGGTTTACTCTTCCATATCCAAAATCAATTCGTTGAACAGAACCTGGACCATATTTGTCATAGTACATATCAAAAAGATTTACTCTTTTTGCGGCACGACAAAGATCAATGTATTGCTCTTCATCGATGTTATACCAAATCAAATAAGCATCATTTGGGAATGATGAATCTTTTGCAACATCTACTGTTGTTTTTTCAAGAAGAATTTCACACCCATATTCATGTGGCAGAACACGATTGACTTTAGTTTTATTTTCTGCCATTTTCTTTTCTTCTCCTACGATCACTGTCATGAACGACCTCCCCACTGAATATCAGGGTAAGCTTCTTTCACATTTTCGTGAGTTATTTTATATTTAGTTTCAAGTTTTTTGTCCTTTGTCAAAACAATTACTTCAGCTTCTTTTGGATGAAGACCTTGCAAAAGATTAATAAACATCATTTCTCTGCGAATAGAAGAGAGACTATTGTTTCCGCCCTGAACGTAATGATAAAGGTTTTGATATTCTTTTCGAAGAGAAGTTCTTCCTCTTCCCTGAAGGTCTTGAACCGTTGCATTCTCCCCGCCCATTGCTTCCCTAGAGAGATTTTCAGAAAGAGTTCCTGAGTAAACATTCTGATCTTTTAAATCTCCATAAGGAACTTCACCTTCAGGAAGAAGTGAAATTATACTTTCGTCAAAGTTCCAAATAAAAATAGTTTTTAGTGCATCATTTTCGTAAGTTTTTAGAACTTCTACTTTCTTTGCATTACTTCTTTGTTTTGATGCAAGTTCTAAAATCTCAAATACAAATGGATTTGTAGGAAGAGTTTCGATAGGTTTTTCAGTCGTCGTCTTCTTCGTCTTCGTCGTCGTAGCCATAATAGTCATTCTCAAATCGTACAGATACTATTTCGTCAGGTATTACCTGCCCATTTTCGTCAAAAAACTCTGGATGCAAATATGGTGGTTTTGATTCCAACAAATGTCTGTAGGTTAACCATCCAATTATACCTCCTACCATAAAAAAGAGCAATGTGAACATCGTAACGAATGTTATTACATATGCTGTTTCCATTTTCTTTCTCCAGAGAGTTTATTTTTTCCTAATATCAAAATGAAATTCTATAAAGAAATGAAACTCTCTACGGAAGAGAGAAATCATTTTACCAAACTTCACTTGAAAAGTCTTTGGTGTTGATGATTTTCTCCTCCTATTCCGTAGTAATAATTCAACACCTCTATTAATTTGAGGTTCTGATTTATTTAGTTTGCTTTTTTCTCCTTCCTGGTCTCTTGTCATGATTATATCTCCAGGCATCTTCAAGAATACCATAAAGGTAATTTCTTATTTTTCTTGCTTGTGGTTTTGGAATGTGTCCATATCCTTCACGAAGTTGTTTGTGAATCTCATCCGATCCACCCTCAAGATAATCATCCAAATCCATTACAAGATTACTAATTTCGTTTGCAGTACAACTTTCAATAAACTGTTCTACTTCAACTTTTTTAGTTCCACGAACTTTTAAATAATCATAAAACTTCAAAACAAATTGACCATTAAAGGCATAGTCAATTGCTTTTTCTACATCGCTATAAACTTCGTGAAGATTATTATTCATTAAACTAAATTTTGCTCCTTTAGATATTGAACAGTATCTGTACAACCACCAATGTGCTGGTCATTTACAATCACTTGAGGAAAGGTAGAACCTTCTCCAAATTCTGCATAGAATTCTTCGCGGGTAAAATCATTATTTAATTTATAGACTACATGTTGTAGTTGTGCTAACTCTAGCACCTGCTGAACTTTTGTGCAATATGGACAACCTTCTTTTGAATAAACTGTGAACTTCATAATTGTTATAAAACTGAAAGTTATTTAGCGTTAAATGGAATTCCCTGTCCTTCAGGTAACCACACTTGCTGCTGAAGTTCCACTGGAGGAAGTTCTTCTTTTGCTGCGGGTAATCCTTGTTGTCCAGGAAGTTGTTTATCTGTTGTTGATGTTACTGTGATGACTTGATCCAGAATAAACTTTTGCTTGCGATAAGTTCTTTTATCTTTATCAAATCCAACTAACATCAAAGCATCTTTTTCATCACCACAATGAGCAATTACTCTACCAGTGGTTCTATTTGTCACCACCCAATAATCATACATTCTTTTCTTGCACTTTTGATTGATTATAAGTCTTTACTGGTGGTCTGTAAAGGTTTGGCCAAGTATCACGTATCATCTCCGCAAGTTTATGCGGTGTAGTAGAAGTAATCATAGGTCTTGCATAATGGACATTATAAACATAAAAATTCCAAAGAGTTGAAAAAGAATGAGAATAAGAAGCATAAAAAAAGGAGTTCGGAGAACTCCTCTTATTTATTTTTAGAGAGCGTTGTAAATCCCTTTATTTTTTAACCATTAAAGAGCATTACCCCTTGGTAGAACTTCATCAGGTAGGGTCAGGTTCATATGTGGTTGATCTATACTAAACATCCATTCACGAATGCCATTGTTAAGCAATATGTTCTTCGTATAGAAAGTTTCGTACTCACTGTCGTAAGCAGCACGAATCTCCTGACTCACAAAATCATAAGCACGCAGGTTAAGTGCAAGACCAATAATCCCAATAGAAGAAGTCCACAAACCCATAACAGGTACAAATAACATTAGAAAATGTAGAAACCTCTTATTAGAAAAAGCAATTCCAAAGATTTGAGACCAAAAACGGTTCGCAGTTACCATTGAATAAGTTTCCTCCTCTTGAGTTGGTTCAAATCCTTTAAATGTATTTGCTTGGTCTCCATCTTCATAAAGTGTATTCTCCACAGTAGCACCGTGAATAGCACAAAGCAAAGCACCGCCAAGAATACCTGCCACACCCATCATATGAAAAGGGTTGAGTGTCCAGTTATGAAATCCTTGCAGGAAGAGCAGGAATCTGAAGATTGCTGCGACTCCAAATGATGGTGCGAAGAACCAACTGGACTGACCCAGAGGATACATCAGGAACACGCTGACGAACACAGCGATAGGACCAGAAAATGCGATTGCGTTATAAGGTCTGATGCCTACCAGACGAGCAATCTCAAACTGACGAAGCATAAATCCAATCAGAGCGAAAGATCCGTGGAGCGCCACAAAAGTCCAGAGTCCCCCAAGTTGGCACCACCTGACGAAATCCCCCTGAGACTCAGGACCCCAAAGTAGAAGAAGAGAATGACCCATAGCGTCAGCAGGGCTGCTGACTGCCGCTGTGAGAAAATTGCAGCCTTCAAGATAAGAAGACGCCAACCCGTGGGTATACCATCCTGTGACAAACGAAGTGCCAGTAAGCCAGCCACCAAGCGCAAGATAAGCAGTGGGAAAAAGTAATAGTCCAGACCAACCCACAAATACAAAGCGATCTCGTTTAAGCCAGTCATCCAGGACATCGAACCATCCTCGTTGTTGAATAGGTTGTGAAAGTGTAGAAGAAGTCATAACCTCCTATGTATTTCTCATATTTAGTTTACATTAGTTTACAATAGGAGTCAATAGGTGTTAGTGCTCAAATACTCAATCATCTTTTGAAGAGTGCTGATATTGTCTCCTACTTCTCCCAAAGCAATATTGCAACTCTTACATAAAAGTCCTCTAACTTCACCAGTATTATGTGAATGATCCACCATAAACTTCCCGTGCTTTCCACCTGGTTCGGTAGTTCCACAAGTTTTACAACGATGCCCCTGTTCTACAAGCATCTGGTTATATTCATTGAGTGTTATACCATATAGTCGCTTTAAGTCATTATTTTTGGTTCTTTCTGGATTATCTTGATGTCGTTTCCTAACTCTTAAAATATCACACGACTTACACTTTGATTTGCGACTGTTTGGAGAATAGTTGCCTCCCCTCAAATAAAACTCATTAATATTTTTTTCTACTTTACAGGTAGTGCAAACTTTTGTCCCCGTTGTTTGTATAGGTCTAGGCATTCGTGTATCTTTCGTGCATTATTATTTATAAAAAAGGACCCTTTCGGGTCCCCTTTATTATACCATATATTTGGTTTTATATCAACCGATGGTTGGGGCAGTCAGAGCAACAGGGGTGTTGCTTGCGGCAGCCAGGTCCAACGGAAAGTTGTGGGCGTTTCTCTCATGCATCACTTCCATACCGAGACCAGCACGATTGAGGACATCTGCCCAAGTATTAACCACACGACCCTGACTATCCAGAATGCTCTGGTTAAAATTCAGACCGTTGAGATTAAAAGCCATCGTGGAAACACCCAGAGCGGTGAACCAGATGCCTACAACGGGCCAGGCAGCGAGGAAGAAGTGCAGCGAACGGGAGTTATTGAAGGAGGCATATTGGAAAATAAGGCGTCCGAAATAACCGTGAGCAGCAACGATGTTATAAGTCTCTTCTTCTTGTCCGAACTTGTAACCATAGTTCTGTGACTCGTTCTCAGTGGTTTCACGAACCAGTGAGGAAGTAACCAGAGAACCGTGCATAGCACTGAACAGAGAACCACCGAACACACCAGCAACTCCAAGCATATGGAAGGGGTGCATCAGGATGTTGTGCTCTGCCTGGAACACAAGCATGTAGTTGAACGTACCAGAGATACCCAGAGGCATCGCATCAGAGAAAGAACCTTGACCGAAAGGATAGACCAGGAATACAGCAGATGCAGCAGCAACAGGTGCCGAGTATGCAACACAGATCCAAGGACGCATACCAAGACGGTATGAAAGTTCCCACTCACGACCCATATAAGCGTAGATACCGACGAGGAAGTGGAAGACAACGAGTTGGAAAGGACCACCGTTGTAGAGCCACTCATCTAGGGAAGCAGCTTCCCAGATGGGATAAAAGTGCAGTCCGATTGCGTTGGACGAAGGAATAACAGCACCTGAAATGATGTTGTTTCCGTACATGAGTGAACCAGCAACGGGTTCACGGATACCATCAATGTCCACAGGGGGAGCACCGATGAATGCAATGATGAAGCAAGTCGTAGCAGCAAGTAAGCAAGGCACCATCAATACACCAAACCAACCCACATAGAGGCGGTTGTCTGTGCTAGTAATCCAGTTACAAAACTGTTCCCAAGTATTTGATTGTCGTTGTTGTGAAATTGTAGCAGTCATTTTTTTAAGAGAGTTAGATAAAAGTTCGGGGGACGAACCATTAGTATTATTCCCCACAGCACCCTCCACTGTGGGTATGAGAGACATCTTTTACTTGCCTAGTCTCGGTGAGGAGTTTCGTCCCTTTTCGGCAAGAACTTGTGTTAAGAACCTGTTACATTTCTTAACTCGTTGTTGTATTTATCATAACATCATCCTCTGGGGAAGTCAAGAGGTGTATTGATTAACTCCTCTTATGTTTCCACCTCTTTGCTCACACCCCTTTTTAGGTCCAGGTTTGATGTGAAGTTCATATCCAAACTTTGAGCACTCACGAATAGCCCTTTTAACTTGATGTTCTTTTAGTTTAAGTAAATCAGCAACTTCTTTTCTTGATAATCCAGATTGACGATATTTTAATATTGATAGTTCTTGCTGTGTTGGTTCAGTTTTCTTTGGTGGTTTTCCTCTTTTTTCAGTTGAGTTTCCTTTACTCTTCTTTGCCCAGTTGATTGCTTGTTTATCGTGAATAAGTTTATGAGTTGCTGGATGATAAACATAAAGATGCTCTGGAATATTTCTACCACCTTCACATCTTGGTGGGTTGTGGTGAATATCAATATCTTTCATCTGCTCATCAGTAAGTCCATAATGTTCTTGGGCAACCTTACGATAGTTATGTTTATCAGTAGAAAGAACAATAGCAGAGTACATAAAAAAACTCCAAACCTACTATTATTTAGGTAGGTTTGGAGTTATAATGAAGTTTATGTTAGTATTTTGTAACAATCAACCAATAATACTATCTCTCCACTCTTCACTCATATTCACCATAATAGCCTCTGCTGCTTCTGGTGTTTCAGCATATCCTTCATCAAGAAGATGTGAGAAGATGATGTCGTAAAGGTCTGCCTGTTCGGTTCTATGTGAAAGAGACATTCTATCTAAATGTTTCGTTACATCTCGAATTCCTTTTGCCCGTTTATTTATTTTTTTATTATTTCTTTTAGAAAAAATATTACCTTGCGGTGCAAGAATTCTTTTTTTAGCAAGTTCTTTTGCTCTTTCTAGTGCTTTTGGAGTTTGTCCGTAAGAACCTTCTGCTTCATCAAGTTCCTGATAAACTTCCATATATGCTTCTTGAAGACTACGAAAATCTTGTGCGTCCATCTTACAAATACTTTTTAGTTATTTATATCAGGGAAATGGTGGAGTTACTATGTTCCCCGCACCCTCAGCGGGGATATGAGAGACGTTTTTATACTCCCTGGAGGTCTCGGTTTACGGGGAGTTTAACAGTGTTACAGAATGTTTAAGTTTCGTAACATTTGTTTACCTATTTATCATAGCACGCCCCTACCACCCCGTCAAGCCCTTTTTGCTAAATACTTTTAGTGTTCACACAATACAAGAAAATGAAAAGACTTCTATTAGCCTTTTCGTTATTCTTCGCAATCCCAGTTAATGCTGCTGAAATTACATCTAAAATAACTGATTCCGTTCAATTGAAAGTTGATGGTGCTGCAGTTCAATCGACTCGAATCGGTGCTTCATATTCCGTATCAGGAACAAATATTCAATCTACATCTTTTGGTGGAGTAGGTGGTGCTGGAACTTATGACATTAATACAGCAGGTCAAGCATTTACTTTCTCTGAAAGTTTTAATGCTGCTGACACTCCTGTAACCTCACAAACTCGTTCTAATCAAGGAACAATTGATTCACCAAATCTCTATGGAGATACTATAACTCAAGTTGGTGGTGAAAAAGGAACTCTTGCAGGTACTCTTTCCCCAACTAGCGTTCCTACTGTTACTGCTGGTGGTGCTGGTACAACTGCTACAGGTCAACGTAGTATCGAATTAAGCGTATTCAAATGAGACATTTAACTCCCGCTTTGCTTTTAGCAGCGGGAGTCATTTGTACTCCCGTTTATGCTGAGAGTGTTGTGCCTAATTTTACTAGAGGTACAATTAACGCAACAACAGAATCAACAACAAAAGTCATAGAAACAATTCGTCAAGTTGAATATACAACTGGCGAATCTTATACTGTAACTGGTACAAACATTAATATTCCTGGCGTCCCGCAGAGGGGTACTGGTTATTCTATCATGACTCAAGGTGCCCCATTTCAATTTAGTGAGACTTATCTTGGACCTGGAGTGGCAAAAGAAACATGGATAGATCGCACCACAGAAACCCAATCAACCACTACATCAATCTCTGTCTTTACGCAATAATTTCAACAGGGACTGCATTTGCTCAAAGTACTCCTGCCCCTAGTAACACAAATATTGCTGGACCAAGTGCAAGTGCTACTGGAAATGTAACCAATCAGGCAGTTCAAGTTCTTCAAGGACCATATGCACTCAATACTTATGGTGGTGGAGTAAGTTGCCAAGGTGCAACTTTTTCACTATCACCATTTTTGATGAGCAGTCAAAACAATAGCGATGACCCAGAAACCTTTGCATCACGCAATGGAAATTGGGGTATTTCTGCAGGACTTAATATTCCATTAGATAATCACCTATTGAACTTATGTAAAAGAAGAGCAGAAACTGAAATTGCTAGGCAGCAAGCAGAGACTGATAAAGCAAGATTGGACTTTGAACTTGTAAGATTATTGAAGTGTGGTGAAGCACATAAAAATGGAATAATGTTTCATCCGGACAGTCCTTACTATAAAGTTTGTGCAGATGTTGTAGTGAAATACCCAAAAGTTGAGGATGCAGTGAATGGAACCAATACAAATAATAGATAATCCAAATCTAAGACCCATAATCGGAAATAATCCGATTAATGTACCAAATGCAAATGTTAATAGAATATCCGGTCCATCTGTAATTTCAACCATAGATAGACCAACTGTTCGTGGTGTAGAAGCACCTATTGTTCGTGGATTGGAAGTTCCTATTATTGATGTTCCAAATACTGCAATTAAATATCCAGTAATTAATTTACCAACTCAAAAAGAGTTTAATGGTGCGGTAAAAGGAGAACGTGAAAAACAAACACCTCAAGAACAAGAAGAAAAAACAAGGGGATTGCCAGATAGCAAACCACCAGAACTTCCTCCTGCAGTTCAACAAATAACTCAACAATCTCCCGTTTCCGCACCTACACCAGTTGCAGAAGTTCCAGCAGATACACCTCAACCCACTTTTTCTGTTTATGGTGTCAATATTAATTTACCTGACCCTTCTCTTGTTGCTACGGCTGGTGCTGTCGCAGTAGTTACCACAGCGGCAACAATGGTATCATCGGCAGTTCTTAATGCATTAAAAAATGCTGCAGAACCTATTATCAAAGAAGCAACAAAAAACAAGTTTAAAATTAAAATCAAACAAGTTAAACCCGTGCTTCATTATGTAATGGCAGAAGCAGGTCATATTGATATCTTTGAATATTCATCTGAAGGTACACGACTTGTAGCACAAACTGATAACGTTGAACAATATATTCGAGACGAAATTGAAAAGAATGTTTTATATGAAATTGAAAATAAAGTGATTATTGATGAACCAGTAAAAGATAGATTTACAAAAGAGGGACAGGAAAGATTTAAATCTCTCTATGCCCCTCCTAAGAAAATTGCTAAAAAATTATCTGCTCGTTTATCAATTTAAATTTTTTCCTTCCTCTTTTTGCAGGTCTCCTAACAAAACGAAAAACTTCTGGCGGTTGTCGGTTGGGAATAGGTCTTCTGTTTTCAAGCATTATTCCATCATTAGTTAACAACCTCAAAACTATTAACAATTCAAGAATTACGAGTTTCATTATTCTTTTTTAGTTTAAAAGCAGCATCTCCTAAGAATGAACCAACTGCAAGCACAAGTACTTTTGCATATGCATCTCTACTTGTGCTTTCGAGTTCTACTTGACCTTCTGTTCTAATCGCAACAGATTCCACAGCAGAAATCATAAGTGCTGCCCAGATAATAATGAACAATCTAACAATATTAAAATAAATCATTTCTGTCTTCTCTCCAATAATAAAGCAAAATCTTTCTTTTTGGTTCCACCATCATATTCCCAAGCATATCCTTCATCAATCATTTGCTGATTAACAGATTTCTTTTTATTCACTGCGGATACTTCATTATCCCCAATAAACAAATGTCCCAGAATTCTTCCGTATTTCTCAGTAGAATCTGGGAGTTCTGTTTTAACAATAACGTCAGTTTGTCCTTCTAACTTTTTCTTGAGCCATTCTTTAACTTCAAGACCAAGTTTTTTCTCATTGACATCAGTTGTTCTGCTCTCTGGGGTATCGACACCAGCAAGACGAATTCGCTTAGTAAGGGAGATATCAAAACCCAAGTCAATAGCAGCATCAATAGTGTCACCATCTACAACCTTAAGAACTGACTTAATTCTATAAATGTAAGGATCTTTGTCTGACATTAGAAAGGAAACTTAATACTCCCAGTATTTAGTTTAGGAATAGGTAGTTTCTCAAATGCTTTATTAACTTGGTTCTCCACAACCTTACCAACGAACTGTTCTGGATTGTTGAGAATTGCTTCTGCTTTTTTATAAGTTACATAAGCACCATAACAAAGTGCTCCACTAATGAGAAGACTTGTTGTTGATAGAATGAGTGCTAAATTTTTCATCTTTCATTTCCTCGTGTGCTAATTTTAATATGTAGTAAATTACATATGCGGTAAAGATAAGACCGCATCCTAATATTGTAACAACTCCCCAGGGAAATTGGTCCATCAATACTTACCTTCAGTACAATACTCTACTTTCTTATTTGGATAATAAGGATACTTACCCTCTTGAGGTTTCATCCATCCACATCCAATCAACCAATCCATAGTTAAAGGAGTTGGTCTAATTTGATCCCACAGTGGTCCCTTAGCACACATCTCCAACTTATCGGCAGTTACATTAGATTGTTCTTCTGCCCAATTTGCATCTGCTTCCCAAGGAATAGCACGACTTTGCATCATCGATTCATAAGTTAATCGTGTCTGCTTCATTACCCAAGCAGGAATCTCAGAATCCTGATGAACCTGTGCCATAAAGGACGTTTGTAGTCCGCCACCCATACAATCTTGAACAACGTGCCATCCTTCATGTCTCATAGTTCCCAAAAATTCTCTAGGATCTTTAAGAAGAGTTTCATTTACAAAGAAACGATTGTAGTTTGGTTTGTATAAACCTACTGTTCTTGGGGTAAAGTATCTCTCAGGTGCAACATAAACAGGGACATTTACACCGTCAAGAGCAGTAATAATTCTTTTTAATTCTTCTCTGAATGGATCAAAGTCTGGATCCTTTAGTAGTTCAGAATCTACTGATAGTTTTTCTATTCCTTCAGTACATTCTAGGAGTATCATACAACCCATTGCCTCTGCACTATAAGGTCTTACTGTTGGTTGTTTTGGTTCCAATGATGACGCCATAGCAGGAAATGCTAAAGATAAAACTAAACCAACTGAGGTGAATAACTTTTTCATTCGTTCCACCAACCTTCTTCTTTGTGTATCCAGACTTTCAAATCTTTCACATACTTTCTCAATATCTGGGCCTGTTCTTCATGCCAAAAATCACCCGTCTCAATATAAAGACGGGTGTGGTTGTCTATGGCTTGGAGTATTTTATGGATGGGAGCATTCCAACACTCCCTTTTTGGAGTGTTCCATTCTCTTGGCACGGTATTACTAGCGAATGAACCTCATTATATCTAAAATAATCAACCTGACAATTGCCAGGACTAATCTCAACATACCCAACTACCATAAAAGCAATAAAATCTATCACTTTTTCTTACCACCATTCTTTGCCTTTTTAGCATTTGCATTACCAGAATTCTGCTTTTTATTATTAGCAGAACCTGCACTACCTTTTTTACCTTTGTTTGCTGATTTTGCCATCATGCTCCACTTGTGCGGGGTTGTACTTGACCTTCTAAAACTTCAACTCTTTCTTCAAGACTTGGTTCAGTAGTTGTGGCAACTTCTGGTGCTACAGGTTCTGGAGTAGGTTCTACTACCACTTCTCTACGTGGTTCTTCTTTCTTTTCGTCATCATCTCCACCTTTCTTCATAGTATTAATACCAAATGTGGCAGCAGATGCTGTGAAGACAGTTGCAATAAATGTTGGGTCCATTTTAGCAAGAGCCCCAGCATAACTAGCAGTGAGAAGTGCGGCAGACCAACCCAAAATGGCGATACGAATAACAGTACTCATACACTTTTCCTTTTTGTTTGGTGTTTCCATTTGTTCCTTAGTTTGAGGTTAACCTTTTTTCCAAGCTTCACCTTCTGCTTTTCTTCTACGAGCAAGACCTGCTTCTACATTTGAACCAGGATTTCTGTAGAGGTAAAGCGCATCGGGAACTAGATCCCACTCTTTATTCTTCAGGCGTTTAGTAATAGTATTAAAGTTATCACCACCGTAAAAACCGGCACCAAGATTATAAGCAAAGCTGAGCAGAGCGCCTCTTTTTCCATCAGACATTTCACTCCAATGAGGGATTTTACGCAAGGCAGGAAGGAATTCATTCTTGCATTGTTCGATAAGAAGTTGGTCTGCTTCTTGTTGGGTTAAAGTATCACCAAGTTTAAAGTGCGACCCGTCCTTCTTACGAGTAGAACCCCAACCAATAGTGATTGGGAGACCGCCAGTAAGGGGGTCGGGATATGCTTTAAGATGACATCCTTCAAACTCTTTAATGAGTTTAAGACCCATCATTGGAACATCATCACCACCTGTTACAGGAGCTGCAGCAGCGGGTGCAGATGCTGGTGCAGCACTAGTCTTTTTTCCACGATAAATCTCCGCCCAATCAATATTATCTTCTAGATATTTGACTGGGAGGTTATCTTCCAACCACTGTACTGCTTTAACATGATTGGGGTTCTTCTCGTCATAAAACTTGAAGAAGTTATGTAGATCGATTCTTGCCATTGTTGTCTCCGAAATACCGTTGATAAAGTTCGTTTGCTTCTAAATGCTTACCACTATTTGTAAGATCTTTAATTACCTTAAGCATTTTTGCTTTAAATCTAGTCGAAGATTCTGCCCCATCCATCGTTACCTCCTGGGCACCAACGATGCTTAAGAACTGCTTTGGTGTAAATGGTCTTCTTACCATTTGTAACTGGACCAGTATAGTTATCATTTAATGAACCATATGGATCATTTACATAATAACCTTTGCCATCTGGTGTCTTACCGATTACAACACACATGTGCCCACCAGTAGGTGCAGAAAGAGAACCCCTATGGAGAATACCAATAACGACAGGTTTCCCAGCGTCAAGACTTTTATCAATATCAGCGAAAGAAAGATTGTAACTAAAGTGTGACTTAATTCCATAACCTGCCAGAACTTTTGTCTGTACGGCATGGTCAGTCGTATCACCAATTGCAAATACTTTCTTGACATATTCATCATCACCTTTGATGCTTCCTGGCTTGAGGAATGCAAGACACATAGCACACGATGAAGAGTTGCAAGTTCTATGTGCATCTCTATAGTTATCTACTTGATTGAAATATGGAACTGCAAGAACTTCTGGTGTAGGGGGTTTAGTTCTGAAAATTCCAATCCAATCTGTTTCTGAATCGTCAAGGAATTGAGCAGGTAGGTTATCCTCTAACCATTGTACTGCTGCCACATGGTTTGCATTACTATCATCATAAAATTTAAAAAAGTTATGAAGATCTAGGGTCATTGGATATTACTTAAACACTGAAGATATTTATAAAAAAAGCGCCCTTTCGGACGCTTGATTATTTTCATGCAGTAACAGTTTCTCGAACTGTAGATTTTACATATTCAAGAATGTTTTCTGGAGTAGTCGCCTCATAAGGGTCGGTGGCGGCATTGTCCCGTTGCCCCTCCTCAACGAATAGTTTCTCGATGATTCCGTTATCCACGACTGCAGCATAACGCCAAGAGCGACTACCGAAACCAAGGTTAGACTTAGTGACGAGCATACCCATAGAACGTGTGAAATATGCATTACCGTCCGGAATAAGTTTTACATTCTTAATGTTCTGGTCTTGTGCCCAGGCATTCATCACAAACCCATCATTAACAGAGATGCAGTAAATAGCGTCGATGCCACTACCAATAAAGTCGTCGTATTTCTCTTCGAATCCAGGTAACTGATAGGCACTGCAAGTAGGAGTGAAAGCACCAGGCAGGCTAAAAATGACCACACGCTTTCCATCGAAAAGTTCTGCAGATGTACGAGTTACAAACTCACCATTCTCACGAAATACGAATTCAACCTGAGGAATTTGATATTGTTCCTTACGCATCTTAACCTCCATCAAAACACGCCGGGAATGATCTGACCCGTAGCAAGATAAGAACCGACAGCAGCAACGAAGCCAATCATTGCAGCCCATCCATTAATACGTTCTGCCTTTTCAGTAAAAATTTTGTTCATTGTTTTTCTCCTTGATAAGAGTGTTTTTGTTTGAGTTCAGGATTTGGTTGTGAAGGAACAATTGGGTTCCTTGACTTGTTTTTAATTACGATGAAAGCATCGTTTTGGTAGGATACAGTTCCAAATGGTTTTGCCCATTTTGGATTTGCATTTGGACTGGTAGCAGTTCCTGTTACTGCTACACCACCAATCTCAACAGAGATTTCGTCGTTAGCATCCCATCCAAGTTTTTCAAGGGCAATTGCAAATTGCCCCAGCATACCTCCAGTACTCACAGATTTTCTTCCTGCTCAGTGAGGATTACACAATCACTTGTGGGATATGCTACACAAGTAAGCACCCAACCTTCTGCTTGTTGGTCATCATCAAGGAACGATTGTTCTTCGTTATCTACAGTACCACTGATCAACTTGCCAGCACAAGCGGAGCAAGCACCTGCCTTACAAGATGAAGGGAGGTCAACACCTGCCTCTTCTGCTGCTTCAAGGATGTATTGATCATCAGCACATTGAATGGTAGTTTCAGTGCCATCGGGAGATTGAAGAGTAACATTAAAAGTGGTCATTAGTAAGTCTCACAAATTTTTTCTACAGACGCTGCCAGTAAAACAAAAAAGGCAACTGAAGTAATTGTAAAGATAGTTGAAGTCATTGTCAATCAATTGTCAGAAGATGCCGAAGAAGAAGTTGCCAGTGAAAGCATAAGAAACAACACCAGCAACAAAACCGACCATTGCCCAGCGTCCATTCATTTTCTCCGCTTTTTCTGCATAGGGTTCGATACCATAACGTTCAAGGTCTTCCTTGGTCATGTACATCGCGGGTTCTTTGGCAAACATATTCATTTGCCCAAACTCGTTTTTTGTTACAGTCATTTTTCGTTTTATTACGAATTGTTACACAATTATATAGGAAAAATAAAGGGGTGTCAAGCACCCCTGGTAGTCATTTATACCTAATTTTGTTAGGAGATCAGAACTTAAATGTGGTTTGAACCAGGGCACCGAAGGTATCAAGACCACCTTGACCCGTAGGATTGCTTAGATAGAACACTGCAGGAGTTACAGCAATGTTATCAGTAACTTGCACTTTGTAATATGCTTCAAGAGCATAGTTACCATCTTCACCATCTTCACCATTCTGTTCGGTTACGAAGGTAGGTTGACCCACTGCAAATCCAAGAGCATTACCCTTAGCAAGCACATTGTTCCAAACCAGACCAGTGTACCAGGATTGTGACTTGGTATCACCAGCAGAAGCATAAGTAGAGTTATTATAACCCCAACCAGCAGAGATCGAAGGAGCCCAACCAGTAGTGGAAGGTTGCCAGTAACCAGCAAGAGAGAATGCGTTGGTATTACCACCTGTTGCACTGTTAGGAAGCGCAGAGGTCAGAGTAGGAGTACCTTGAATGCTCACACCATTGTTGGAATAGGTATAAGCACCAGTCAGGTTCCAGTTCTTACCAGTGTATGCAAGTTGAGCAGTGGTAGAAGCAGCAGAGTTACCATTGAACATACCTCCTTCTGCACTGTTACCCACATCAGCATCACCAGCAACATAGGAACCACCAAGAGTCCACTTACCTTGCTTGATAGAAGCACCGAAACCACCACCAAGGACTTTGGTATAGGTTCCAGGAGCACCAGCAAACTGGAAGATGTTCAAAATTGCATCTGCATTATAGACAGAAGGCCATACAGGCAGAATATCATCCTGACGGATACGAGGACCAGCAGCAACAGTTACTTTGCTGCCGACAGGAAACTTGTAATACAGGCG